ATAAACTTCAAGAAACTATGACCGAATGGCTTGACACTGGTTGGGCTTATTTAGGTCAAGAAAAAATCAAACAACAAGGCGATGATGCTAAAAATGAATTTAAGTTTATGAAAACGATGTGTAATTATTATAAACCAAAGGAACACGAATCACGTCGTAATTCAGCTAAGAAGCGTGTTTGGAAGGGAGACCTTTAGGATTTCAGTTTCATTTAAAGAATTCAATAGTGTTTTATGTTTATCTGATTTACAATGTTGGTGATAATCTCCCCAACGAATTAAAGTTCCACAATTACACGTCACCCTCTCATCATATTTTTCTTTATTGTTTTTGATATATTCTTTTGCGTAAATCTTTCGTTCTGTTTTATGTTCTTTGTAATATTGCTTTTGTTTTTCTAACATTTCTGTTTTATGTTCTTTGTAATATTTCTTATGATATTCTACACGACTCGCACTAAATGGAATTTTATTAACACATTCGTTATTTTCAATATACCACCTTTCACGATTTTTTAATTCAAATCTTTCGTCAAAATCCATAACTTCCATAGTCATATATTTATAATCATTTGTGTCAATAATCGGGTATGAAGGTGAGAAACCAGATTCTCCATCTTTCCATTTCTTATGTAAATATTTATGATCGGCCATTCTTTTACAAACTCTTTGTGTTGTAGATGCGTAATATTCCATCTTGTTATCAAGTGTGTAAATCTTATAAATATAACCTCTCATAGTGAAGATACTATAAGATATCAATTTTTCTTTATATGTTTTTATTCATTAATTTATTTGTTAATTCAGGTGTTAATGTAGTGTTTTTAAATATCACATTTACGTTATATCTGGATTCATAGTTTTTGATACCACCTAAAAGTGTGGGCGCAGACCAGAGAATAATCTTTGACATTGACGACCGAGAATGCTGACCTCCTTTCTCTTTTCCGTGTCTTTTATGATAAGCACTTTTTATTTGATTCCTCTTATCTTTATCAGGTTCATAATGAATTGATGACTTGTTATTTAATAAGGTAAAATCACGATATGGTGTTCCGTCCTTTTTTATTCCACCGAATCGATGAATATGGCTAAATGCTGGCATTAACATCACAAGTTTAGAAGACGGTTTATTTGACAAAAATAAGTAATAGTTTGGTTTCATATTTTTTTATATTATATGTAATATAAATGAATAATAAAAAAACAGCAGATTTAGAATATGGATTAAAAAAAGAAGATGATTTGTTTAATTTATTGAAAGACAAATATGGTGACGATATTTGTAAAACTGAATTAAAATGTCAAGTTGATTATGAAAGTGAAAATGTAATTATAGAATTAAAAAGTAGAAGAAATAAATACAAGCAATACCCGACAACAATGATTAGTAAATCTAAAATAGATTATATGCTAAATAGTAAAAAGAAACCAGTTTGTATTTTTAACTTTACAGATGGCATTTATTCTATAGAAATTACAAAAGATATTATAGAGAAATTTCAGTTAAATTGGGGTGGTCGTAATGATAGAGGTTATAGAGAAGTTAGTGAATATTACTACATCCCGATCTATTTACTTACCAAGATGTAAATGGGGTATATGAGATAGATAGATAGTCCCATTTGTATTTTTCAGGGAGGGCAGGGACTATATAATGACTGTTTCAACTCTTTCCATATAGAATATATAAAATATTTTTTTTTTTTTTTTTTCTTTTTTAAAAAAGATTTGTATATATAAGCTCCCTGAGGTAAATAACACCATAATCAATATTGTAATGTATTGTTTTGTTACTGTGAATGGTCTTAGGGAGGAAGGGAGGAGACATCCTCCCTGGAAATACAAATATTACATATGCGACTACCTATCTATCTCTCATATCCCCCATTTTCACTTTCAAAATCTTCTTGATATTCAACTTCTTGATATTCATTTATGTTACCTTCATTTTCTATACTGTCCCAATCAAATTCTCCAACCATTTGACCGTTTGATTTTCTTATTTGTATATGTTTTGTAATATTTCCAACAGCAACTTTTAATTGAATCAAGAATTTTCGCTTTTCCATTTTGTAGGATTGTTTAGAATTATCACACCATTTTCGGTAATCATCATACAAATACAATGTTTTAAACTTATGAAATTCACCTTTCTTTTTATTTTTATTTACAAAATATTCTAACCAGCATTCTTCCTGTGGTCTCGAAACATCTTTTAAAAACTCCATATATTCAGTTTCTTTAATAAGATGGTATTTGAAATTTTCAGGTGGTTGTAAATTTATAAAATAAACAAACATAGATTTTATAGCATTTTTGTCTTTTAACAAATCCCAACCTTCAACAAAATATTCATTATCACCAATTTTATCTGGGGACGTATGAATTAATAAATATCTACGATTATCACTTTCAATTGGAATAGGTTCAGCGTAATTTGAAGCACCGATAAATCTATGAAAACTGTCTATTTGATATTGTCCTTTATTTTTTTCATTAATTAAAATCTTACCTGTTGTAGTAAGCGATTTGATTTTACCCGAATAATCTTGTGTATTTTTTCTTGAAAATTCACTCAAATGAATTAAATAAGCAGATTTCATAAACGGATTAAATGTTCCCCAAATGTCATTTTCAGGATTAGTTGTTTCAAATACTTTCTTTGAACCTATCATTGCTTCAATCCAAGAAATCAGCATATCTTTCCCAGCTCCCTGTCTCCCAATAAATATAGGAATAAATGATTTAGATTTAGGATATTTAATTAAATGTGAAATCCATAATTCAAACGATTCTGCGACATCTTCGTTATATCTACATAATACTCTAATATGGTTTCTCATAAATTCTATAGCATTCGTATCTTCCTTATAATCGCCTTTCCAATTAAGAATTTCCCAATCACGCCATAAATTATATTTTTCTTTATTTTTATAAGTAGGGTCTGTAATTATATGAGTAAATGTATTTTCATCTGTAATTTTATCTTTTAGCCATTCAAAAACAATAGGTGTTTTTTCCCCCCTTTTGTTAGTGAAGTTTATGTGTTCTACTGATTGGATAAAAGCGTCTTTTTTATAAAACTCATAAATTCCATCATCTTGTATAATTCCATAAAGCGCGGGGTGAATGATTTTGATTGGTTTAAATGTATCAATAAACAAATTAATTCGTGTTTCATAACTATCAATATCACGTAGTATTTCCTTCAAATCATAAACATAATTACTAATATCAATATCAGTTTGAATCTGTTTTTCTACAACATTAAAATAATCACCATAATATTCCTTTACATACCAATTATAATTTTCAAGCAAATCGGTATGTGGGTCTTTTATCAAAAGGCCATCAAACATTAAAGCAAATACTTTATCCTTTGTAAATGAAACAAATTTATCAATAATCTCGCTTTCCACTTTACATAAAATACGATTTACAAAACTACTATTTTTATTTTTATCATCTTGCTTTTGTTTTTCTGTATCTTGTAATATATTTTTATAATCTTTGATTTTTTTTAATTCTTTTCTGACAAAAGCCATTTCATCTTGATAATCCATTATCCATCTATTTTTTGTAAATATTGGCTCATCACTATTCGTAGCAGTCAATACCAGTTGTTTAACATTATCCTTATTAAATATTTCTTGTTGGAAATGTTCTTCAATAACCTTATCTTTATTCAATACATAATCCTTTAAAGTTGTAACTCTTATATTATGTTTTTGACATAAATAAAATAATATTGAAGGATGTGAAGATTTTAAATCATAATCCTTTACATTACTATCTGCTAATAAAAAATTTCGTATTTCTCTTTTAACACCTTGAATACCGTATGAATATCTTCGTCCATAATTGGTATATTTCGCATAATTATATTTAAATTCAAAAACTCCAGAATTGACTAATAACAATTCTAAAAATTTCTTTGTTTGTTTTTTGTTATCATCTTGACTAACCTTATCATAAAATATATCCAAGTTTGTCAAAGCATAAGAAATTCGTTTCAAATCGTAGGTTTCCCTAAAACAATCCATTGAAATATATATATATATATAATGATTCGTTTATACCCTAAGTTATCGTTAGTTATACTATAATAATTATTCCAAATAATAATTATAGAAAATTCCCAGCAATATCAACTCTCGTGTAAAAATCACGTTTAATGTCCTTTCTCAATCGTATTGCTTCTAACGTCCATTGATATTTATTTTCTTTGTGAAAGCATATCTCATCATCATACCAAACACACAATCCTTTAATTTCGCCAGTAAATGGGTATAATGGACGAGCATACATAATAATTTTATTCTGTATTTGTAATTCCAAAGTATTCATATACATATAGTAATATATAATTATTCTACAAATGCCGCACCAACTCCTGCTAAGTTTTTTTGAGAAGCAGCAATACCTGCTCGCATCACCTGCTTACCGCCACGCATCACTGCGTGCTTTGTTCGCATTCCACTACGAGAAGCACCAATTGCCGATTTCGCTCCTTTACGCGCCATTTTCTCTGCGCCCTTCAAATCTCCCTTTTTGCGCTTTCTCACCGCACGACGGACCTGACGTTTAGCCCTCATACCCTTTCGAGCTGCCCGACGACCGTGTTTTACCGAATTTGTAATATTCTTTATAATACTTGGCATTATATATATATATATTAATAATAAAAATATTAATCGTTGTTTTCAAATTCTAACTTATTGAAATTCCTATAAAACTCGAATTTAGCACTATTACGTAAAGAAGTATCTATTAACAAAAAATCATATCTGGTTTTGAACGTGACTTTGAAAATTTCTTCAGCTTCCTTTTTTGGCATTAACATATACTCGGATTGAATTGTTTCGATTTCTTTGTTCGTTTTTGGAGCAAAGACGTATATCATAGAAGCGTTTGTTCGTAACCCAGTCCCAAAATCCACTATTCTATGTCCTATGATCCAGATACTCAAGTTCTTGTGTCTTCTGTTTTTAATAATTTGGTTCAATTTTCTTTCATTCTCTTTGGTTCGTAACTGACTCGAAACATCATCCAATATTAACAAATTATGGGTATTTTCTTCAATCGCTTCCTCGCTAATTTCATCTACCATTTCAAATACGTCTTCGGATAATTCAGTAAATTTTTGCGAATCGTCAATCTTTTCTAAAGGCGAATCACTGATTGTTTGAGATGATGGTGATACGAAGATTATTTTGTCAAACATCTTGCGATATGAAATTTTATGTTTTTTATCTTTGGTCTGTTTGTTAGATTTTAATAAATTAATAAGTAGGTTGGTTTTACCCGAGCCCGACGCACCGCTTATGATGTAAAAATGACTTGTATCCATAAGTGGCGGAATAATGGATTTGCCTTTTGAATCTTTAATCGTTTTATCACATACCATATCAACTTTATTTACTTTAAGTTCTTTGTTATGAATTTCTCGTATTTTCATATTTCTATATAAAGATAAAATAAATTTTACGCCCATAAACATTCAGGTTCTTTAGCAATTGTTGGAATTGGTGCTTTTGGTTTTTTTTCATATTTCTTTCGTGGCTTTTTTGGTTTAGGTTCTAAAGGTTTAGGTTCAACTTTTTGGGAAGCAATAAGTTTTTTGTATTCCTTCATTGTAAGAGGTTTGTCATCAGGGTCTTCAATTTCAGGTTCTTGAAATTCTTGAACTTCTTGAACTTCTGGAACTTCTTGAACTTCTGGAACTTCTTGGGCTTTTTTTAGTTTAGCCTCACGATTTCGTTTTCGTGTTTCTATCATTTTTTTGGTCGCATCCAGCTGTTTTTGAGTTCTCGGCTTTTTTACCTTTTCTTTAGGAACAACCACAATTTCCTCTTCACTGGATTCGTCACTTGAACTATCTTCAATTAAAAACATAGAATCCTTATTTAATTTTTCAATTGGCTTTTTAACTCTAATTACAGATTTTTTTCCCATATGTTATATATAATGGATAATATAAAAAATTTCCCTAAAACAACCGATAAATATAATGGACTTGACAAGTTATTTACAAATATTGTAGAGGAAAATATTTATGACGATGGTAGAGACTGGAATGCTGACGAAATTAATTTATTTGTAACACAATTCAATAATTATCAAAGCGAAGATGAGCCATTAATTGATATGGCAAAACTTGACCCTAACTTCTTATTATTAAGTGATTTTTATAAGAAATTTAGCGGATTTGATGAATCCGTTATTAAAATGCTTTGGGAATGTGAAAATAAAAAACTGGAAGATGCGCGAATCCCACCTTTAATCATAAATCAAGAATCTGTAACTTTATCTAACAATTTATCTAATACTATTATAAATGAAAGCCCAGAAGTATGTCACTCCAAAACAGAATGTCACGCAAATAGTGAAGATTGTATTAGGGGATTTGAAACCGAAAAAGAAAAAGAAAAAGAAAAAGACCAAGAAAATTGCTAAACAAAGAAGTTGGCAGGATATGGTAAAAGGTTCAACACCATATTCAATCCCACTGTATTTTCCACCATTTCCAACTGTAATGAACGTTCAACGAAATCAACCAAATATACAACGGGCTGTGTCAAATGCTTTAAGAAATTATCAAGCCGTTAATACTGCCGAAATAAACAGATTAAAAGGTGACCTCACTGCTTATAGACAGGAATCACAATCAAATTTTAAACAACGTGTTCTCGCTCCTCGCGGGCCAAATGAGGCACGATTTCGCTCTTTTAAGGAAAATATACGTGATAATCCTGTTGATGATAAACCTGAAACAGAATCATCATTATTGGATAATATTTCAGAAAGTAAAAGCGTTGATATTGGCTCTCTACCAGGACAATCTATTCAATCACTTATGTCATATCCCCCTACCTCTTCCCAACCATTCCCACTACAAAGAAACATTAGCGATGAAAGTAGTATCAGTGAAATTACTGAGGCTGAGACTTCTACAGTTGGGAAAAAACAAAGGAAAACAAGAACCTCTAAAAAAAAGACAAAAAAGGAGTTAATTGCTGAATTAACTGAAATGGGAGTTAAAGCGACTAATTCAAATACTTCAAAACAAATACAAGATGTAGCGAAAGCCAATAAGATTCAAATTAACAAAGGTGAAAGTGAAGTAGAAAGTATTGACAAATTAGAAAATTTTGGTGAATTAGAAATCCCACCTCTTAAAAGAACAATTACACCAGCGAAAGACTTTTTAGAAAGTCGTCAAGCAAGGCCCGAATTTAATGCGACAATAATTGAACCACCAAAACAATTAACAATGGTAGAAAAAATAAAGAAAGCAAAGGCTGAGAAGAACAAGAAGGACGCGGAGAAACTGAATATGTCTTCAACCCAACTTATTGAAGAGACCGATCGTATGATGGAACAGGCAGGATTTAATTTGACATCAGTCCCATCTGGTGTGCTCGAAATGATTCGAGGGGGAGATGTGTATGCTGTTGGATCAATGGATAGTGATGAAGAATCAGAATTTGGTATGAGTGTGTTGGGCTAATTTAATATATATATATATGTAAATATGGGTTCTAAATTGTTTATTGTGATTAT